ATGGTAATCCAAATGGAACTGGTGCAGAATTTACATTCTATGGTGATACTGGGGCTGCAAACGCACAACTTACAGCAGAAGTTGGTAACTTTACTGCAAATGTAAGAACGCCAATATTCTACGATAGTAATAATACTGGATATTACTCAAATCCTGCATCAACATCTAATTTTAACACAATTAGAACCGCAACCATAAACTCTAATTATTATACGAGAAGTGCGCACAATCTTGGACACTTAGTTGGTTCATACAATAGTGTTGGTGGTAACTCAGCGATGTCAAACCCAATTTACACCATCGGTTCATCATATAACCCATCAACTACAACAATAGGAAATATGTATGGTGTTGGTTATTCTCACACAAATGCATCGTTTATTTCATTCACTGGAGCGAGTGGATGGGGTTGGTACGCTGCTGCTGATGGTGATGCTAGAGTTTATATCGGTGCTTCAAATGGGACTATATCCGCCAAAGGATTTGTGTACTCTGCTGTTTATTACGATTACAATAATACTGGTTATTATGTACATCCTGATGCTACATCTGTATTGAATGAAATTTATATAAATGATAGAATACGACATAATGGTGATACTAATACCTATATGGAATTTCATGCGGCTGACCAATGGAGAGTTGTAACTGGTGGTTCGGAAAGATTAGAGGTGAATAACTCTCAAATCTATATGACTAGAGAATTGAGATGTACGCAAGATGTTATCGCATACTATTCTGATGAAAGATTAAAAGATAATCTTGGTAAGATTGAATCTCCATTAGATAAAATTTCTAAGTTAGATGCATTCTACTATGTAAACAATGATTTAGCAAAAGAAAAAGGATTCGAAGATGATAAGAAACAAATAGGTTTATCAGCTCAGCAAGTAAAAGAGGTAATGCCTGAGGTTGTTCATTCAGCACCATTCGATACTGATTTTGATGAAGATGGTAATATGTTCTCTACATCTGGTGAAGATTACTTAACTCTTAAATACGATAGATTAGTTCCATTATTAGTTGAAGGTATTAAAGAACAAACTGAAATTGTGAAAGCTCAACAAAAAGAGATTGATGAATTGAAGGAAATGGTAAAACTTTTACTAAATAAATAAAAAAAACACTTATGAATATAACCAATTTACTCTTTTGAGTTTTTTGGTTATATTTATATGTGTATTTGGTATAAAATCAAAATAAACTTATTGGAGAAATAAATAATATGGCAGAAAGAATTGTATCACCTGGAGTATTCACAAGAGAAAACGATTTATCGTTCTTGGCTCAAGGTATCGGAGAAATTGGAGCAGCATTCGTAGGACCTTTCAAACAAGGACCTGCTTTCGTTCCCACAGTAGTTAGAACTCAATCAGAATTTGAGGATAAATTTGGTAAACCTGATGGAACTTACTATACAGGACAAGCAGTACAAAACTATCTTAGAGAAGCTGGTTCTGCAACGATTGTAAGAGTAATGAATGAAGGTACGACTACACAAAACTTCCCTATTGGGTTAGTTGCAGATGGAAAACTAATTTCAAGTATTCATTCAACCAACGCTGGTGATGAAGAAGTTGGATTTGGTGCATTTAGTGTAAGTAGTGGAACTGCATCTGGTTCATTTGTAGTAAGTGGTAGTGGTATCGGTGAGGTATCATCATCTTTATTACCATCAGCAACTAATGATGTTAGTGATGTATTTGGTGAATCACCATTTGGTTCAAAGGATGGATATGTATATTCTTACTTTGAGAATGTAGCAACATCAGCTGATTATTCAGGTGGAGTATCTGCAGTAGCATTACCATCTCAAATATTTGGTGGAGCTTCTTCAGCAAACACACCATATGTTAAATCACAATTAATTTCTGGTGAAAGAAGTGATTTATTCCGTTTCCATACAATTGGATATGGTACTAATGAAAATAAAAGATTTAAAATTTCTATCTCAAATGTAAAAGCAGCTGGTGAAGATGGTTCAACTGATTACTCTTCGTTCTCAGTAACTATTAGAGGTTTTGCTGATACTGATAAGAGAAAAGTTGTTTTAGAATCGTTTAATAATGTAAACTTAGACCCATCATCACCTAATTTCATCGCAAGAAGAATTGGTGATATGTATAGAACAATTGATGCTAATGGTAAAGTTACTGATAATGGTGACTGGGTAAATAACTCTAAATACATAAGAGTAGAAGTTAAAGCAGATGGTTCATACCCTGTTTCAGCTGCACCTTTTGGACATGGAGCATATACTAACCCAATCAACGCTACTGATGGAACTATTGTTCCTGCTGCAGTTTATCAAACAAACTCATCAGTTAATACTGCTGGTTCATCAGCAAAATATGCTGGTTTAGATTTTGAAACTGCTGGTGTAAAAGGAGATAACGCTCATTATATGAACGCAATTCCTGATAACGCAGTTGTTGGTTCAAATGTTGATTTTGGATTCGATTCTCAATTATCATATGTAATGAGTGGTTCTGAATCATCTGATATGGTTAAGAGACAATTTACAATAGCATTCCAATATGGATTCGATGGACAATCACCATCTGTATCTAAAAACTTAGGAGCTGATATAAATGGTTCAAACACACAAGGTTTTGATTGTTCAAGCGCAATAAAAGGTGGTACGATAGCATATGTTAAAGCATTAAACGCAATCTCAAATGTAGATGAGTATGATATCAATATGTTAGTAACTCCTGGTATTATTAGAAACCTACACCCAACAGTAACTACAAAAGCTATTGATGTTGTTGAAGCTCGTTCTGATGCATTTTACATTGCTGATTTCAATGGTGTAAATGATTCAATCGCTCAAGCAACACAAGAATCAAATTCAGTAGATACAAACTACGCAGCTTCTTACTACCCTTGGGTTAAGACAGTTGATACTAATACTAACAAACTAATCTCAGTTCCACCATCAGTATTGATGCCAGCTGTATTTGCAGCAAACGATAACATCGGAGCTGAATGGTTCGCACCTGCTGGTTTGAATAGAGGTGGTATTGTAGGAGCAGTTAGTGTATTGAATAGATTAACACATTCTGAAAGAGATACTTTATATGAAAACAAAGTAAATCCAATCGCTTCTTTCCCTGGGCAAGGTATTGTAGCATTTGGACAGAAAACGTTGCAAGATAAAGCATCAGCATTGGATAGAATCAACGTAAGAAGATTACTAATCACTGTTAAGAAGTTTGTGGCATCTACATCTCGATTCTTAGTATTTGAACAAAATACGGCTCAGACAAGAGGTAGATTTATAAACACTGTACAACCTTACTTAGAAGGAATTCAACAAAGACAAGGATTGTACGCATTTAAAGTAGTAATGGATGAATCTAACAACGGACCTGATGTTGTTGATAGAAACATACTTGCTGGACAAATATTCTTACAACCGGCTAAGACCGCTGAATTCATTGTAATTGATTTCAACATCTTACCAACTGGAGCAGCTTTTTCAGCATAAACTAAAAATAATAATAACTAATATTTATTAGTATAACAGGAGAAAAATAAAAAAATGGCAGAAGTATTAGAATTTAACGAAATGATGTTCACCAACTTCGAACCGAAGATGAAGAATCGCTTTATAATGGAGATTGAAGGAATTCAATCATACCTTATAAAAACAGCAGCTAGACCTTCAATCAACTTCGAAACTGTGAAATTAGACCACATCAACACATACCGAAAATTACAAGGTAAAGGTGAGTGGCAGGATATAACTATAACATTGTATGACCCAATTGTACCATCAGGTGCACAACAGGTAATGGAATGGGTACGTTTAGGATATGAATCTTTAACTGGTAGAAAGGGTTACGCTGATTTCTACAAAAAAGATATTGATTTTTATATGTTAGGGCCCGTTGGTGATAAGATAGAGCAGTGGAAGTTAAAAGGTGCATTTATTGCAGCAGCTAACTTCAATGATTTAGATTTCTCCTCTAATGATGCCGCTGATATCGAATTAACGTTATCTTACGATTACGCTATATTAGAATTCTAAAAATACAATAAATATTTTAATAATAGAAAAGGTTCTCTTAGTGAGAACCTTTTTTTTT